AGGCGCTCGATCTGTTAGCAGTCAGACTGATCAATGCACAGAATGTGGTTTCTATGGAATTCTACAGTGCTGATGGTGATGCGGCATAAAAAGGAAGGATAATCGAATGAAAAATCTGGCAACATGCAAGCCGACTGAGTTTTTTAAGCAAACGGTAAAGATCAAAAAGGCAGTCGAAAAATGGCTGACCGATACGGATATCATGAATATCCGAAAGAACGTTGCTACGCCTTCGCCTATAACGAAGGATATGACCGATGAAGAAAAAAGGGCGGCGGTGGATGACTTCAGAAAGAGGTCTGAGGAACAGGCTATGGCGAATATGTCAAAGATCCTTGACGCTATCATGGAAGAGCATCCTGATGAAACCATTAGCCTGCTTGCTCTGATGTGCTTCATTGATCCGAAAGATGCGGATAATTACTCAATGGATGAGTATCTGAAAGCATTGACAGAGATGATTACCAATGAGGCGGTGATTGGTTTTTTTACATCATTGGCTCGGTTGGGTCTCTTCAATACTTCAAACTGATAGAAAATATTCGGCTTGATTTGCTGGAGGTGATTGGGAGCGGCTACGTAATTGAACATTGCATAGCCGCTCTTGATGATTTACGAAAAAAAACTACCTTTGAAGTTTATGTCACTGACTGCTTGAAAGCCATAAGTGAGAATAGCGCAGGTGGGCAGAACAGGGGATATATGAAAACAAGATATGTGGAATTGATAAAAGATGATTTCAAGCCGAAAAAAGAACATACCGCAGAAGAAGTAAAAGCGAATATTATATCAAAAATTAAAGCGATGACGGAAGGTGGTGAGGAAACGTGAACTTAATGGAGTTGTTCGTCAAGATCGGAGCTGATACATCGGAACTTGACAATGAAGTCGATGGAATAGGCGAAAAAGTCAAAAAAGGACTCGGCGGTGCATTGGAGACTGCCGCTAAAGTAGGTGGTGCGGCACTTACGGTGGCGTCTGGAGCGGTTGTGGCTTTTGGAAAATCTGCGGTCGACTCGGGTATGCAGTTCGACAAGGCCATGGCACAGGTAGCGGCTACCATGGGCAAGCCCGTTTCCGAAATCCAGAACTTGAGAGATTTTGCGCAGGAGATGGGTGCACAGACTGCTTTTTCTGCTACCGAATCCGCAGAGGCATTAAACTACATGGCTCTCGCGGGTTACGACGCAGAGAAATCCATGGCTATGCTACCTCACGTCCTCAACCTTGCAGCGGCAGGAAATATGGATCTGGCCAGAGCATCCGACATGGTAACCGATGCTCAGTCGGCGCTCGGTCTTGATATGGTTCAGACCGAACAAATGGTCAATCAGCTGGCCAAGACATCCTCGACCACAAACACAAGCGTTGAGCAGCTCGGTGATGCATTTCTGACTGTCGGTGCAACCGCGAGAAGTATTAGCGGCGGTACTGCCGAGATGGCACAGGTGTTAGGTTTGATGGCCGATAACGGTATCAAAGGTGCCGAAGGCGGTACGCACCTGAGAAACATTCTTCTTTCATTACAGACACCTACGAAGGACGGTACTGAAGCTCTAGAAAAGCTGGGAATGACGTACGCAGACATGTACGACGAAGCGGGCAACATGAGATCTCTTCCTGATATTTTTTTGCAGATGCAAAGTGCCATGGAGGGAATGAATCAGGAGTCGAAAGACGCGATCATCAGTGGCTTGTTTAACAAGTACGATTTGTCAGCTGTTAATGCTCTTGTCGGTACTAATGTGGATAGATGGAACGAGGTCCGCAATGCAATCGACGAAGCTGGGGTGTCTTTGGGCACTGCGATAACAGGCGAAGGTATCACTGAGATGCGCGAAAAATTCCAAACGCTGTGGCACGAAGTCGGCGGCGATTTGGAAAAATTCAATGAAAAGGCCAGAGAATATCTTAATGCCAATTTTGACATGAATGATTCAATGGATGCCGCCGCAATTGAGGCGTTTGTCAAAGCGCTGGAGGACGGTGTTGAAGATGCCGGGGAACTGGAAGAAGCGTTAAAGAAAGCGGGCAGTGCCGCCGGGGATATGGCTGAGACTCAGCTAGACAATCTTGACGGTGATATAACGCTGATGAAATCCGCATTGGAAGGATTTCAGATTGCGATGTCCGATCAAGTAACACCGACACTTAGAGAGTTCGTTCAGCTTGGAACGAAAGGAATATCTGATATCACGCTTGCATTCAAGAACGGTGGCCTTGAAGGTGCTATGGAGGCACTTGGGAGTTTCTTAAATACCGCATTAGAAAAACTCATAGAAATGTTACCAACGATTGTAGATGCGGGTGCAAAGGTTCTTAATGCCCTGATACGAGGAATTACGGAAAATATACCGATGATCGCAAAGGCCGCTGTACAAATCATTAACAGTCTTGTGAGCGTGATTGCGAAAAACCTGCCATTGCTGGTTGGTGCAGGAATACAGTTGATTGCCGGAATCGTAAAAGGGCTTGTAAAAGAATCTCCTAAAATGCTCAAAGCATTTAGGAATGCGATTGTTGATCTTGGAGATGCGTTACCGCTTGATTTGAAAAAATATGTGCTTCCGGCTTTCGGTAGTATTACCGCCTTTTTGGACGATGTGTTCAAAGGTGACTGGGCCGCAGCGTGGGAAGAGATAAAGAATATATTTAGTAATGCATGGGAGGGTCTTTCCTCGTTCTTTTCGGATAAGTTCGGCAGTGCTGTTGACGGGATATTCTCAATTGACTGGGTGGACGTGGGTGAAAAGATCCTGTCCGCAATAACGACGGTTCTTTCTACGCTTACGGGTGTTGTGTTCGACATCTTCACAAACGTTGTTAACGTTATAGCTGCAATTGACTGGGGAGATGTGGCTGGAAAAATTTATACGTTTTTCATGTACGCATGGGGTCAAATCGTGGAGTTTGCGAAAAACGTATTCACGCAGGCAAAGGATGCAATTGCCGAAATCGACTGGGAGGGTATTGCACACGGCATTGTTGAGTTCTTTACGGGGGCGTTCGAGGCCATCTGGGAAGGGATTAAGAAAATCGACTGGTTGGGACTTGGAGTCACGATAATCGACTTGATCAAACAGGCTCTTGTGTCTGCCGGAGAATTCTTTTATACGCTGTTTACCGATGTATGGAACATCGTATCGAATATTGATTGGATTGGACTCGGTGGGACGATTCTCGAGCTCATCCGATCGGGCCTGAGCGCGGCTGTTGAAGTTCTCAAAAAGATATTCTTTGGAACTGATGAGGACGATGAGGACGGAGTCTTTGGTGCGATCAAAAAAATCAACTGGCTTGAACTGGGAACATCCATTCTAAACAAAATCAAAGAAGGTCTGAGTGCAGCTGTAGAGGTACTTAAGAAGATTTTCTTTGGAGATGATGAGGATGACGAAGACGGCGTATTCGGCGCAATTAAGAAAATAGACTGGGAAGGCCTTGGTAAAAGCATACTAAACCTTATCAAGGATGGATTGAGCGCGGCAGTAAGTGTTCTGAAATTCATTTTTTTCGGAAAAGACGAAGATGACACGGACGGCGTTTTCGGTGCCATAAAGAGTATTAATTGGCAGAGTCTTGGCGAGAAGATTCTTGGCCTCATAAAAGACGGACTGAGTGCGGCTGTCAGCGTGCTCAAATTCATCTTCTTCGGGAAGGACGAAGACGATACCGACGGTGTCTTTGGAGCTATCAAAAGTATTGACTGGTATAAACTGGGCGAAAGCATACTCGGCTTGATTAAAGACGGTCTGAGTACCGCTGTGGATGTCCTGAAATTCATCTTTTTCGGTAAAGACGAAGATGATACCGATGGTGTATTTGGTGCCATTAAGCACATCAACTGGAAGGACCTGGGCGAGAAAATGCTCGGACTCATCAAGGACGGTTTTGCTCTGGCCAAGAAAGGCTTTGAGATTATCTTCCATGGTGAAGACGGTGAGGGTGGTGTTCTCGGTGCGATTAAGGGCATCAACTGGAAAAAGCTGGGTGAAAATATGCTCGACCTCATTAAGAGCGGTTTTGAGCTGGCTAAAAAAGGCTTTGAAGTTATCTTCCATGGAGAAGATGGCGAGGGCGGTGTTCTCGGTGCAATCAAGGGTATCAAGTGGAAAGAACTAGGTTCTGCCATGCTCGACTTTATCAAAGAAGGTTTCAGCACAATTATAAGCGATTTTAAGGCTATATTCCAAGGTGAAGACGGCGAGGGTGGAATTATTGGAGCGATTAAAAGCATTAACTGGCCGGGCCTCGGTACTGCCATCTGGGACGGCATCAAAGAAGGACTCGAAGGGATTGTTGATTGGTTCAAGGGATTGTTTGACTTCTCTGATTTCAGCATAAAGTTCCCGAAAGTTAAAATCAGATGGATAGATCACGGATGGATTTCTACCCCCGAATTCTATACCGAATGGGAGGCTAAAGCCTACGACAACCCGCTCCTGTTCGATCAGAGAGGACTCCTTGGCGGCTACGGGTTCGGAGACCGTGGAAACTATCAAGGTGGAGAAATGGTTTACTCACATGACAGGCTGATGGATGACATCAAAGAAGCTGTCGGAGGAAACCGTATCGGAGATGTGACAATCAATGTTTACCAACAGCCGGGAGAGGATGCAGAAGATTTGGCAGAGAGGATCAGCAGAATTATGGCTGATGACTATGACAGAAGGGCGGCGATGCTTGTATGAGTTATGAATATAACCCGAAATCAAATGTGGTATTTGGTAATGTGGATTTATCCGATTACAATGCATTTGCCGTCTACTGCAATATCTTTGAACGTCCTGAGAGGGATATCAGCGTGGTGTCCGTACCGGGCCGTAACGGTGATCTTATCTTTGATAACGGTCGGTATAAAAATGTTGACAGAATATACGAAATTCATGTTGTGGGCGTGGAAAACGTTCACAACTTGATTCGTGATCTGGTGTCTACTATGGGTTATCAGCGGCTTGAGGATGAGTATGAGCCCAACGTCTACATGATGGCAAGGATCAAGGCCAAACCGAGTGTGCGGAAATTTGTCGGTAATGCCGTTATGCTTACTGTGACTTTTGATAGGATGCCGCAGAAGTGGGACAAGAACGAAGGACTGAGCTCATCGAGTGTCAATCATGGTATATGGCGAAATGGCAGTAACCTAACGAATGTTGGTGCGATTTATGTTGTTGCCGATAATAAATCAGAAGAGATTTCAAATCCGACCATAAAATACCATTTCAGAACATATGGAGTCTCCGGCACAAGCACATTGAAGCTTTACGTGTTTGTAAGAGACACAGCCGCCAGTTATGTTGATGCTAACGAGACGTTGTTGTACGGTGATTTGTTTGACATAAACAAGCCTGATATGACACCACTGGATGATTGTTTCTGCTTGAGTTTGTCGTTTGATTCTGAGTCTTATATCGAACTGGAGCCGAGGGAATACAACATTGTGTTTGATTCCGAGAATCAGATTGTTTATGACGGAGACACGGGCAATGTCATAAACGATAAAATTTACGGATTTTCGACATTCCCAAAACTAAAAGCCGGACAGAACCATGTTTATGTGGTCGATTCAAGGCAAGATATTTCTATCTCTGAAAAAAGTGCAGAAATAAGTGCGAAAAGGTGGAGTTTATGATACCTCTTGTACATAATCAAACAAATAGCGATTTCAGCGGATACAGCGCACCGCTACGAGACACTATCTCTTGTGTGGTTACGGAAGAGCGAAACGGCCTTTATGAACTCAAAATGTCTGTCGGTATGGATGATCCTAATTTTGATAAAATCGAGAACAACAAGTATATTCTCGCAAAGGCCAATGATACGGATGAAAACCTGCAAGCATTCAGAATCTATTCCATCGAGAATGTAATAAAAGGACGGGCCACAATCTATGCCGAACACGTTTCACGGAGAATGAAGTATATACCGCTGAATCCTACTGATTTTACGGGAAGTCTGAGTGCTATAATTCAGAACACTATCCCGAATGCGGTTGCTGTGTCGAATCCGTTTACGCTGTCTACAGACTGGGAGAAATCGAATTTGCATTTCAAGGTTGATGTGCCTACGAGTCTGTTTGCGATGCTGACAGGAACAAGAGGTTCCCTTACTGATCTATGCAAGGGTGGCGAGTGGCACTTCGATAATTTTTCCGCAGTGCTGATGGAAGAGAGAGGGTCAGACAACGGTGTAGAAATCAGCTATGGAAAGAACCTTACGGATCTGAGCCAAGAGAGCCGAATCGAAAACACTTCCACTGGTATTTATCCGTACTGGCGTGGAAAAGAAGAAGGTAGCGAGGATGAAACCACTGTTGTTCTGCCGGAACACATTGTCTATGCGGCAGGCCATGATACACAGGATTTTGAGCGGATCGTTCCCGTGGATCTATCCGACAAGTTTACAGGTGTACCGACTGTCGCACAGCTCCGAACGGCGGCTCAAAACTATGTGACCGACAATAACATCATGGTTCCGAAGGTATCTCTGAAAGTGTCATTTGCTCCGCTGTGGGAGGCTATGGGCTATGAAACACTTGAAGCCGTGGAAAGAGTTTCTTTGTGTGATACCGTAACCGTCAGGTTTGAACGACTTGGAGTGCTTGCCAAAGCAAAGGTCACAAAGACTGAGTATGATGTTTTGACCGAACGATATACAAAAATCACTCTTGGAGAAGCAAAGCAGAGCTTTTCCGAGAAAATGGCTCAAACAAACAATGATCTCAATAGAAGGATCAACAGCATGAAATAAGGGAGGGAAATTAATGTCTATTACTCATGAGGCATACCTCAACATTGTACCGGGGGATTCACCCGCTCCGATAATCAAGGTGAGTCAGTATGATGCTGATTTCAGCATTGTGTTTCATCTGATTGCGAAGAAGCGTGGCGTGGTTCCTGCATATCCGAGGACGGTCGAAAATGATGAAGATGTGACCATCAATGTGCCTACATCTGCGACCGTATCTGTGAGAGGGACCAAGACGGACGGAAACGGCTATTCTGCTGCGGCTACGCTGTCAGGAACCGCTACTGCTCCGATTGTGACCGTGGCTGGCCATGAGCAGATGACCGCATCAGCAGGAGTAAATGTTTATGAGATAACGTTCTATGCGGACAATGCCACCAAGAGGCTGAGTACAGCAAACTTCATCTTGTTTGTGGAACCTGCGGCACTGGACGCAAGCACAATTACTTCTGAATCACTCATGCTTGAGTTGAATGATCTGATTGCCAGTGTTCCGAATGCGGTTGCGGCGGCCGATCGTGCGGAAGCGGCGGCTCAGAGTGTGTCATCAAGCGCGGCGCAAATTGAACAGAATAGACAGAACATAGCCGATAATACACAGGATATCTCTGATATAAAGGCAGATTTAGATGAGTTAGAACCGGGGTTATCGGATGATGCAAAAACTGCGTTGTTAAACTGTTTTGAGCATGTGGCTTGGGTGGATGAACACGGGCAGAACTATTACAATGCCTTGGCAAATGCTTTGTATCCGTCTCCAGTATCAATCAGTGCAGTATTTTCACCGGGACAGAATAAGATATATGATACTGATTCATTGGATGATTTGAAGCAGTATCTGACGGTAACGGGAACATATACCGATGGAAGTACAAGAGAAATTAATGACTATGTTCTTTCCGGTACTCTGGCTCATGGTACAAGTACGGTAACCGTAACGAAGGACGATAAGACTACTACGTTTAACGTGACAGTTGAATATCTGACAGTCGAATGGAATTATACGGACGGCTTGCCTACAGATAATGGGTTTGCTATATACGCATCAAGAGGAACTTCACAAATGACCGCAAACGGTTATTCGATGGTATCAGAAAATGTTTCAGATACTAGTTATAGACTTTATCATTCATGGCCAGACCTTGATACAGAATATACAAAGGTAATACTTGAATGGAAATTTGTCATAGATGGATGGGGAAGCTATAACACTGTTCCGTATATGAATGGTGTTCGCCTTGGAACTGCATTTGGTAACAGGGGCGGAAATATGATAAATAGCCCAAGCATTATACTTAATCAAAGCGGTGTGACTTCTTGGCATCCTACTCAAAGCAGTAGGTATAACCATGATGTATTGAACGCATATAATTTTGCCGTAGGAAATGAGTATACAGTAAGATTTGAATTGGATACAACAAGGTGCAAGATATACGTGAATAATACACTGGTGGCAACAGAAACGTCAGACTATTATATTGACGCTTCAAAATCAAGTATTTGGGGCGTATCCCGTGGGGCAGCCATTACGGTTAAGTCATATAAAGAACAGAGGGGGGTGTCATAAATGGCTGTTTATGATATTGCAGGAAACAGAATTTCCGCTGATACAGATATGCAGACCGTGAAGAGGAATGATGAATCCCTTGTGGAAGAATTTCTTGCAGTGGCTCAATCGTACCTTAACCAAACGTCCATAGTGTATAGTGACGGTGGTACGATTTTTTATCAAGAAACTGCCACAAACGGTATTGATTGCAGTACGTTTGTCAGTCTGTGCTTAATGGGATATCCGTTTACCAAAAGTCCGTATTACACACGTAAATTTAAAAAATATGATGAATGGGAGGCAAACACAGAGGATTATAACTGGCCTGTTGCGACTATGCGTTATACGGTATCGAGGTTCACTGACGGGCATAATCCCGATGATCGTTTGCGGCTTGCCTGTCAGTTTGCAAGATGGATGACAGACAGAGGTCAACTTGTGCCAATGAAAGACGGATTCAGAGATGTAGAACCGGGAGATGTAGTATTTTGGGGACATAAACGAGCAAGCACAGGTGACTGGATTCATCCCGATTGGTATCTGCATATAAACCACATAGGTATTGTGTTGACAAAAGAACCTGCGCCCGATACCTATGAGTACACCAGTGGTGGCGGTACGATTACCGCAAATTGGGATAAAATCAAATATCCTTTTAAACACAAAATCATCGAGGTTACTGACGTTACTCCGCCTTGTATCAACACTCATTGGCTTGAGGAAGGACAAGAAGACCAAACCAAAATATACGCAAATAATGTTAATACAGTTGTTGCCATCTGTCGTCCAGACTTAGGGTCATTAAATGTACAGCAAGCATCTAACTAACTTAAAGGACACTTATAATCACATCCATATGGAGGGCGATGCCAATGGACATTTTACAAACCATCATAGGCGGCTTACTGGGAGGCGGCTTAATCGGGCTGATTGAGTTTCTCATCAGACGAAGAGATGAGAGAGCCGATAAGAATAGCGAGGTTCTGCGGAAAATCGGAGAACTGAATCAAAAGATTGATGATCTAGGAAAGAAGATAGACGAGGTAGACCAGAAAGGAGAAGAGCGCGGGGCGATACAGTCCCGTGTTCGGATCCTTCGGTTTATGGATGAGATACTGGAAGGGCGTAAACACTCAAAGGACAGCTTCGACCAAGTGATGTCCGATATCACATCCTACGATCAATACTGTGAGGTCCATCCGATGTTTCGGAACAATCAGACCGCCACCACCGTTGAGTACATCAAAAGGAACTATCAAGAACGTTTGGAAAAACATGATTTCTTATGATTGGAGGAATTGCTATGATCAATTGGAGTATCCGGATTAAGAACAAAAATTTCTGGCTGTCGATTATACCGGCTGTGATCCTGCTTATACAGGCAATCGGTGCAGTATTTGGCGTTACATGGGATTTCGGTGATCTGTCGCAGAAGCTGATTGCCGTAGTCAATGCCGTGTTCGTGGTGCTTGCTATTCTGGGAATAGTCACAGATCCTACCACTGCCGGGATTGCCGATTCAAACAGGGCTATGACCTATGAAGAGCCGTATAAAGACATCGTTGACTGAGTTCTACTATAGGTGGTTGCAGAGGTTCAAAATTCTCTGCATCTTCCTTCGGTTTATCTTTCGGAGGTGATCTGATGGCACGTAAATATAACCTGACCGACACGCAGTTGAGGCATCTGGCAATAATCTGTTACCGAGAACAGGGGACGAATGATGCAGGTGTTCGGGCCTGTGCAAGCCATATGTGCAACTATTTTGAACGGTATCACACAAACCACTTCA